CAAGCAGTCCGGCCCGGATCGACGAGTAGTTGACCTGGGTGAGATCCCCTGTCAGTTGCTCGTAGGTCACGCCCATGGCAGCCGCCACGGCGCGGAATTGCATGCGCAGGAACTCGGAGTAGGAACCACCAACGTCAGCGGGCTGAGAGAACTTGATGTCCTCCCCGGGCTCCAGGATCTGCATGGTGCCGGGCTCAAGGCCCGCGAGCGCCACACCGTTGCTGTCGGCAAGGCCTTCACCCAGGAGGCTGTCTTCGGGCGCGAGCCGCGTCACGAAGCCAGCGAACATCGCGGCGGTCTTCTTGCGAACCAGTTCGGCATCGTCGTACTGGTCGAGTTCGTTGAGCTTGACCAGCGCCCGTGCGAGCCACGGCTCGCCCCGGATCTGCCCAGGGCGCATCGGACGAAACAGATGCATCACTTCGGATGCATCCACGCGGACCGTAGTCAGTCCACCATCGCTTGACATCGGCGCCAGCATTCCGTCTTCCGGATGCGAGCGATAGAGGTGGTAGGCCACCCGTCGACCCAAGCGGTCGAACTCGATCCCGGCACGAATGACGTTGCCGTTGTCGGCCGTGGTGTTCAGCGTGACAGGAAGGTGCTCGGCCTCCAGCACCTGAATCTGCAGCGCCACCGGCAAACCGTCTTCAGGTCGGCGGTAGCGCAGCCGCACGATGGCCTCACCTCCTTCGAGCATCGCGCGACAGGCCAGCGCCTGCAGACCGTAGAAGTCCGTCAGCCCGGCCGCGTCGGCCTCAACCGCCCATTCGCGCCACAGGCTTTGGATCGCTTCACGCTGTTCTCCGGTCTGCACCATCGACTGCGGCTTGATACCCGTTCCGATGGCGTTCGCCACATAGGATTCCAGAGCCGCATTGGCCCAGGCATTGCGGCGCACCAGATCACGACTCTTGGTCCGCAGTTCGCTCTGCGTGTGAAGCAGCGCGGCTACAGCGCCGGGGTTTCCCACCATCCAGGCCAGCGATCGTCGGCCACCGCCAACGCCGTCGTAGGTGGGACTTGCGCCGAACAACTTGCGGCGAATGTTTTGGAACAGCCGCATCAGAATCCTTTGCCCGTGGTGACCCGCACCTGCCGTGCGGGCGGCGACACAAGCCCGGTGGCAGCAGCCTGCTCGGCAAGGCCACGCTCGACAGCGCGCATCGCTTCTTTCAGTTCTTGTACCGATCGGTACTCGACCGTCTTGTCGCCGAAGCTCACGCGTTTCTCGCCTTTAGCGAGTGCAGCTTCGAGGGCCGTCAGTTGCTCAATCGTGTAAGCCATGCTCAGGAAACCTTGTGTGCGATGAGGTGGCTACTGGCCTTCACCACCGCATTCGAGGCAGCAACCTCAGAGGCGAAGCGGATCTGCAGACTGCCCGCCGCCGCCGCCGTGACCACCAGCAGGTCGGCGCAGGCCAGGCTGTTGGTGTTGGCGACGTCGATGCCGTTGGTGGCAGCACCGCTGTCCGCCGTGCGTTGGTTAGCTACCGTGTTGGCCGTCAACGATGTCGGCGTGGCCCATTGAGCGACAACAGTGGCGCCGACAGGGACCGTTTGCGTGAACCGGATGCCCGTCCCTGTCGCGGCGCACTGAAACATCACCCTGGCATTGATGGCGTAGGTGGCGTTTGCATCCAGGGCGATCGCCAACCCGGTGGCATTGGCCAAGGTCGTCGTGTTGTTGGTGACGTCAGCGGTCAGGCGTGCCACCGTCAGCCGAGCATCAGCACCAACCAGGAGCGCCAGGTCAACCCAGCCAGTGCCGTCGCACCAATAGGGCTTGTTGTCGGCAGCGAGGCGCACGATGACACCAGCCAGACCACTCGATGGCGCTGGCAAGGCCGATACGACCGGCACGACCCGGTAGGCCAGATCCTTCACCGATTACCCCATCACCACGACGCGATAGGCGTTCGCTGCAGGTGCCGCCGCGAAGTTGAGCCGGGCGCTGTTGGTGCTGGGCAGCGACACGTCGCAGTTGACCTGCTCGTAGTTGCCCGATGCCTGATAGACCTGGACGACGACATCGCGCGTGGCGAAGTTGTGATTGACGTCGAACTGCGTGCTGGTGCCGTCGCCAATGGTTGCTTGCGCGCGGCGGGTCTTGTTCGCCCACGCATTGAGCTTCAGGGGCGTGACAAACCGGGCGTCGTCTGTTCCGGTGTCAGTTTCCGCCTGCGTGGCGATCTCCGCGATGCCGGAGCTGGTCTCCGATGCGGCGCCGACGGACGATCCGAACTGAATCCAGGTGACCGTGCCCGTATCCAGCACGAAGTTGACGACAGACTGCCGCCAGCTCGTTCCGGCAGACGTGCCCTCCTCGACAGTGGTGACGGCCTGTTCCAGCTCTGCCGCAGCATTGGTATCAAGCGAGCGGGTCATGGAGACCGCCGCGCCGTTCCAGATGTAGATGCCGTTCTCCGAGCCGACCGTCTGCGCTTTGACCAGGGCGCGATCGCCCACGGTCATGGTTACGCCGTCGATCGAAGCACCTGGCGATGAAAGGTTGAGGTTGGTCTGGGACGCGACTCGGCAGGAGTCTTTCCATGCCAACCCCTCCACGGCCGAGTTGAGGTCGGCCAGGCGGGCCGGTTCGTCGGCGGTGACCGGCGACGGCAGGTTGCGTATGCGGGCGACGCCGCCAAAGTCGAGGTCGGAGAGTTGCTTGCGGGACATTCAGTGTTCCTTTCAAATCAGTCGTGCCAACCCGGCAATCGGGATGGCGAATCGGATAACGAGCTGGTTCACACTCGTGTGCATCACATCGGCCTCGATCTCGTTGCCGCCGCTGTCGACAATCGACACGGCGGGTCTCAGCCCGAGGTTGTGGTTGATGACCCAGGCGGCAGATGTAGACGTCTGGGTGTGCAGATACGCCACGCCGCTACTGCTACCTGTTGGTTCGCGAGCGGCCAACTCGTTGATGGCCGCTACGAGATCGCCCTTGGCCGAGGTGCTGAGACGATCCATCGGCCCGGTGCGCGCGTCGATCTGCTCGAATAGCTCGGCGACACGCGCCACGAAGCTGTTGATTTGTGATTGCAGGCTCATGGCGCACGGGCTCTAGCCCAACCAGCGACTGCGAATGACACGACGTGTCGGCCGGCTCGGTTTGGGTACTCCAGAAACACCGAGGCCACCTTCATCGGTGGCCTCTTTGGGTTGCTCGGTCGTGGGTGCATCCGGCGGACGCAAGCCCAGCTGACGCTCCAGCTCTCGCCAGTGGCGATCTTCAAATCGCTCCAGGCCTGCAGACGACGCGGCCGCCCGGGCGTACACGTAGCAGTCGAGCGCTTCATTGCGTTCGCGCATCTTTTGCCACTCGCGGATCGGAAATCCGTTGCGGTCGCGGCGGGTGATCAGTTGCTCGGCACAGAGCTGCTGGATGAACTCGGCATCCATCTTGGGCAGGTGCACGAACCCGGGTGGATAGACCGTGGTTACCCCGTCTTCGTTCACGTCCGCACTCTTGCGCAGGTTGTTGTAGAACTCGAGTTTGGCGATGCCCACGGCCACGGTGAAGACCTTGATGCCGCGCCGCAGCTTCCTTCCACCCAGCGTGACGTCCACGGCCGTCGGCGTACCGATGAGAGCCGCGCCGCGCGAGACTCCCTTGACTGGCATGACGCGCGGATCTCGGCATGCGCGCACAAACGCGTAGGCCTCCTGCGTTGCAAAGCCGGTGTCGAGCGCGAAGCGGGCCAGCGGCATTTCGACCCCTGAGGCGTGGGTCCAGGTCTCAGCAATCACTCCCCCGAGTTGCTTCCAGACGGAGTCGCGCACCGTATCGCCCATCAACACGCGGTGCTCCACCAGCCAGGATTCCTTGCCGCGACCGAAGGCCCAAACGGACACCTCGATTCGGTCCTTCTGTACGTCAGCACCACCGACCAGAAGCATGCCGCCATCAGGCACGGTGCCCAATGGGTAGTCCTCACGGCGCTCGATCAACCTCTGCCAATCCGGGGCTTCACCCTCCTCGACCCAGGTTTCACCGAGTTCGGTGTTTTTGAATGTCTTGATGGCAGAGGCTGATCCGGACTCCTTGCTCACGGCTCCTTCCCATGCGGCAGCGACGTCTTGCCAACCCCGCCAGCCCACCGGGCTATACAGCGACGACAGGTGGAATCCAGCCGTCTTTGCGCGGTTTTCGGGCGTCATGGCCCGCCATTCGCCATGCTCCAGCATCCATGTCTTGTGATGCTCCTCGATGGGCGAGTCGCAGGATTCGCAGATGTAGGCAGCCGTCTGTGGCTCGCCTTTCGCCCAGCGCAGTTGCTCAAAGCGCAACCACTGGCGGTGCGAGCAGTGCGGGCACGGAACGAAGTAGCGGCGTTGGTCGCTGGCTTCGTACTCACGCTCAATCGAACTCGCCCCCGAGATCGTTGGTGTCGAGACGATGAAGATCTTGCGACGCGCAAAGGTACGGGTACGTGCTTCGGCCAGCGAGATCGCGTCACCCTCACCCTCGACGTCCAGCGGGTAGCCATCCACCTCGTCGAGGAACAGATACCGCACCGGCATTGACCGCAGACCAACCGCACTGTTGGCTCCGGTCATCACCAGCACACCGCCCCGGAACTCCTTAGCCAGGATGGTGTTGCCCGAGTCACGCGAGCGCGCCGGGGCGATCAGTTCTGCCAGTGCGGCCGACTCCTCGATCAGCGGGTCGATCCGCTGCTTGGAGTTGCGCTTGGCCATTTCCACCGTCGGCCACACGGCCATCATCGGCCCCGGCGCGTGGTGGATCACGTAGCCGATCCAGTTCGAGCCCATTTCGGTGGCGCCGAGTTGCGCCGCCTTCATGAACACCACGCGCTCGATCGGCGAGGTCGGCGACAGG